GGAGCAAATATGAAATATGATTTCCTTTATTCGTTGGATTTGGAAAAGGACGTTATCTTAAAAATTTCCTCCCTACTTGATAGAGTAGTCAGAGGATCAGACAATATTTTGGTATCTCCTATATGTTCTGAAAACGATCCTGAGTTATTACTGTTAGCTTGGGATAGCATATTTAATGCGAAGGCTAAACTATTAAGCGATGAATTGCTTACACTAGAAACTCTTAATCGTGAAAAATTTGGGCCAAGAAGTTTAGCAGCTGATTGGAATTCGCGAAGAGACTCGGTTGAGGGGTATTTTGGACGTGATACTTCTCTAAAATTGCCAGTTCTTTATGGTGCATCACCGAGGTGCCTGAGACCAATAGACCTTAATTCGGCTTTGGGTTTTCTTAAAAACAGTACAAATTCTGGTCTTCCCTTCTATCGGAAGAAAGGTGATGTAAAAGGTATTTTAAAAAGTGAATTTGCATCATTGTTAGCCAGACGTGACGATTGTCTGTTATTCACTAGAACACAGGAGTCTATGAAAACGCGCACAGTATGGGGGTATCCTAGTGCAGATACTCTTAATGAGATGCGATTCTATAGGCCTCTGCTTCAGTATCAGAGAAGATTATCTTGGAGAACTGCTTTGCTTGGTCCCGATGCAATTGATTTAAAGATGACCAGACTTCTAACAGATGCGCGATCTCTTGGTCAAAGTGTCATGAGTGTTGACTTCTCCGCTTATGACGCTTCCGTGAAAACCGGACTTCAGGCGGTTGCCTTCGATTATATTAGAGGTTTATTTCAAGCTGATTGTTATTCCGATTTGGAATATATACAGCATAGATTTAATACCATTGGTTTAATCACACCTGACGGTGTTTTAGGAGGACCACACGGTGTGCCGTCTGGCAGTACTTTTACGAATGAAGTTGACTCCATAGTGCAATGCCAGTGCGCACTATCATCAGGAATTGATATAGATCAGTTCGATATACAGGGAGATGATGGAGTGTATCGGTTAACTGATCCAAATTTACTTAAGAGGCAATTTAGTGAATTTGGTCTTTCAGTAAATGATGAGAAGAGTTATATCTCTGATAACAGTGCTATATATTTACAAAGTCTATTTAGTACCGATTATGTTTCAGAAGATAGAATAATTCGGGGAATTTATCCTGTATACCGGGCTCTAAATAGGATAATTTATCCAGAGAGATTTGACATATTCAGGGATGATGATTTAATAGGTGCTGACTATTACTCTATCAAAACTATTTCCATTTTGGAAAATTGTAGAAACCACCCCCTGTTTCACGATCTTGTCAAATTTATCGCTAAATTCGATCGGTTCAATTTGCGATATTCTCAGCGTGGACTTCAATCTTTTATCCAACGAAAGAAGAAGTCAAGTGGTGCTGAGGGCTTAATAATTAACAAACCTGGTGATGTCACATCAGGCTTGAATAATTTTGAGACTGTTAAGCTATTAAGCGAGCTTTATCC